CCGAGTAGGCACGACCGGGAAGGAGTCTCACTCCTCCCTGTCGCGCAGAATCCGGGAAAAGTTCCCGGATCTGTCTCCCGACGTGTGCGATAAGATCGCAGCACAGGGGAAGCGGTCGCTCAAACGTGTGAGCAACTGCGTAGAGGCCATTAAGGACAACCTGATGGCTTCTTCACCGGAACTCGTGAGAGAGTTCCACACAAGTCCAGAGTATAAGAAGCTTATACACTGGGCTTACTCGCTAGGTGCGCACCGCACCGACCGAGTGGTTAAGGAATGGAAGCGTTTCGCTACCTACCTTAAGTGGGCGTCTCTGAAATCAGAGACACCTGCGCCGGAGCTACCCAAGGACTTTCCTGGGTATTACGGTACGTGGACCGTGCCGGAACTGCCACCATTCTGGTGGAGGCTCCTTCCGTGGTTGCAACCAATCACGGTGCGCGGGGTTAGGTCGAAAGACGAGGCAACTCGTCTGTCTCACCTCGTCTCCAGCAGGAATTTTCCTGCTGGTGACAAAACGACCAGAGCGGAGTCTTTGCGTAAACACGCAGAGACTCTGCATTCTGTTCACCAGACGACGGATGTGCGCAAGAAAATCTTGCACCGTCTCTCCTACTTTGTAGGTCGTCTGGTGTCCGAAAAGTCCGAAGCGGTAAAGTACCGCAGTAATGGACATCTCTCGCTCACGTCCAGTGCTTCACTGGACTGCGCGGTCAAGGACGGTGGTAGGGCTACCGAGGTCGGAATAAAATTCCGGGCCTGGTGCAACACCGTCTCGGACCATGACATCTTAAAGATGACATGGTTCGGTCAGCCGTACTGGAGAATCTCCGGTAGGCCGACATGGCAGACCATGTGCAGGTCAGAACTTGCACATGAGCTTTCACACGAAGCCGGAGAGTCCGACGATCGTGTGAATTTGGATTTCGACAATTTTAAATTGTCTGATCCAATTTTCGGTTTAGACCACAAGACGGGCTATCAGCTCCTCCAGTGGTCTATAGAGGAAGGTATCCGCCAAGGAATCCTCGGCGGATCCAAGTTCTTCGATGAGAAGAACCCTCTGAGACTGACGGGTAGAACCTACCCGTCGATCCGGCCGTCGGCCATCGGCGAGCCCGGGGCAAAGTCCCGGGTCGTCACCGTAGGAGAAGATTGGTTGACAATGCTTCTCCAACCCTGGTGCCACCACCTTATAGGTGGTTTAAAACTGCACCCTTCTGCAGCCTCCGGTTTAACCCGAGGCTGGCAGTTGTTCGAGTGGGTTAAGAGACTTTCGAAAGTCTCTCAGCCCCCTGAGGTCTACTTTTTAAGTTCAGACCTCACGACGGCCACAGATTTCTGTGTGCACGAGTACTCCCTGGAGATGCTCCGGGGACTACATAGAGGCAT